TTCTCTTCTAGCTGTTGCTCTTTTTGTAGAGCCATAAAGTTAAGTACCTTTTTTAGTGGTTGTTCTGTTACAGCGTCTAACTGTAATATATTATTGTGTGCGAGTCCAACTATTATTTTATACCAAGATCTAGCTGTTGCTAATTTATCTGTGATCTCTGTGTCTTCGCCATCGTATCGTGGTTCATCTAATCCAAATAAACTAGAGTACTGTCTGTATGTGTATATTCTGAATGATGCATATTGATCAATCGCCCACATAGCTTCGTCTGCATATTTGGCTTGAGGTGCTAAGATCTTAGCAATAGATTTAAAATGAGTATCTAAGCCTTGGACTATATAAGTGTCTAAGTCAACGAATTGACCAAACGTCATAGAGTCTAAATCTATTAGTCGAGTCTCTTGTCTTTCATTCATTGCTTTTATTACAAGTGCGATCGCCAATGTCATGGCCTCTTCATCTGCTTGCATTAGTAATTTAATAGGAGCTCCAGTTAATTGGGACACTATCATCGGATAGTACTTAGGATCCGTCCAATCAAACTGTATTGCTTTTGAGTATTGGTCAACAGTCAACCGTTCTGGTATCTCGTACTTTGTTTTATTAATATTAATCTTGATGCTCATATAGTAAGAAATATAAATCTGAGTCCTTTTGAATTACCTTTTACCCATGACAGCATATGAGCCATAGGACTTCATCTGTTTTCTAGAGTAATTGGCTAATGCTAAGGCGATTACCGTATCATCATGGAAGCCACTAGGATGTCCGTATTTGATCGATCTTGTTTTAGGATTGTAATCATATGTAAATACTGAAAGCTCATCATAGAGATAAGGCCACAATGTCTTAGACGGTATCTGAATGTTGGCTTCGTTAACATCTAGTATCAGACCTTCTATGATTTCTGTTTTAGACTTAGAGGTGGTTTGGAATGGATGTGTGTCTTGCCACTCTTTGGCTATCATCTCATAGATTACATCACCGATACTATTAACCTCTATAGTAACTGTTGCTTGGTGTTTTCTAATTAAGTGTAAGATATCACGTGTCATAGTCGACCACTCTTGTGCGTTGGCTCTATAGATCTCTATTACCTTGCCATCTGCGTCCATAAAGGTGGCTACAGTATAGTCCTCTTGTTTTGCAAGGTCAATCCCACAATAGATCTTCCCGGCGGGTCGAGGCCACTGGTCTACTGTACATTGGTCTAAGTTTGAGAATACCTCACCACCAGTGTCTATGAACTTGGCTAAGTACTCTTGATCAAACACATTCTGAGGTAGTGTCAGCTTAGCTTCTTCTATTTCTGATGTATCTATATAAGGTGTATCATATGATGTGCCTGTGTATGCTTGGTACTGTGGGTACTCAAACGAGTTGGCTAACTGATACAGCTCATAGAACCATGTCTTACCCTTAGGTGTTGATATAAATAAGACCTTCTTACCTCTGACAAGAAATACTGGTTTGATAGCCTCGCGCCATGCATCTTCCTTCATAAAGGCTGCTTCATCTAATACACCATAATCCATTGTAAGTCCACGTATGTTATCATACTTCTCTGCTGATCTGAATAAGATCTCTGAGCCATTCTTTAAACTTATATAGTTTTCACTATAGTTACAAGACTTGACTAAACCTGAAGCTCCTATCGCAGCCATCAGTTCTTTCTGTACTTTTGTCGTCTGTGAGTAGACCGGCGATATCCAGATTATTTTACACGGTCCATCATTAATCGCCCAATACAAGACAAGGTTCATAGCCATCAGAGACTTGCCAAATTGACGACCAACAACACCAACATGATACTTAGCAGGGGATTCAATTATGCCTTGTATCATGTCGCGCTGTTTAGTATGTGGTGTAAAACCAGTGTAGATCATTCTTCGTCTCGCTCTTCAGTGTCATTAATATCTGGACCAAACTCAAACTTAACATTTGAGAATAGATCTGCACCATCATTACCTGTTATCTCTTGACGAGCCAACTTAGGTATAACATACTCAGACAATTTGATCATCATCTCGAGTGCTTGCTTTGGATCTTCAGCGGCTATCTGTGCTAACCACACTGTCATGTTGTCTAGGTTGTCTTCTGTAAGTTGCTGATAAGCTTTACGGATATTCTCAGTAGTCTTATTCTTTGCACCTTTAGGTCTACCATTAGGGTTTAGTGATGGCATACCTTTATACAGGTTCGGGTTGCCCGCCTTCTTCTTGTCCATTGTTAGATTTGGTTTTTTTAGGTTTTAATGATTTCTTTAACATTGCGATGCCATCTTTGACACCTCTGTCTGTAGTAGCACTGACCTTATAGGTGATGCCCTCAATTTTTACTTCTTTGTTTTTCATATTCGAATTTCAGTCTTTTTTTAATTGTCATCACGCAGCGTCCACATGATGTAACAGGTTTGTTTTCTCCAGTAATACGATTGTACATCTTAAACACCATTTGCTGTTGCTCAGGTGTCATCCTTGTATTCTGTAGTACTAGTGGATTGGCGCTTAGCCATTGGTATTCTTCGTGTGTCATAATAATATTTTTAAGTATAGTTCTGAGACAATAGCGGCCAATGCAGCATACAAAACACCACGGTATCCATATAGGAATATAAAAGGTCCGACATTTAACCAGAAGGTAGCGCACATGTTACATTTCATTGGTTTGTCAGGCATCCATTCGTATCGTGAGAAGAAGTCTGCGGCTAAGTGTCCTAAGCCTGCGGCTCCTAATATGCTAAGTAGTAGTTCCATTGTCTATTCGTTTTTTTATGTAAGCCTTACATTCTTGTACTGCTTGTGAGATTGATGTACGTGGTATACCTGTGATCCTTGATAACTCTGAGTAATTGGATTCATTAAGGTACATGTTGAACAAGGTTGCTCGGTACCACTGCTCTACAGTATCAGACAACATGTCTTCTAAGATACCTTGGATAGATTCTATGGTTAGATCTAACTCCATGTCATAGACTTCATCTGCTTGATTGACTAAGCGCTCAGCGGTCTTCGCATGTAACTGGTGTACTCTACCACTTTGTCGATACAGTTTATGGTATGGACTAGTCTTAGAGTTGAAAGATCTCCAGATAATACCACTCAGGAATAACATACCTTGTCCAGCGTCTACTATCTCTTGACCTCTCTTATGTGTTAAGAAGGCTTCGAGTGCATGATGTGCCACGTCTTCAGATTCTGTACTGTACTTACAGATTCTCTTAGCCATTTTAATTATGTCTTCGTACCTTTCGGTAATAAATTGGTTCAATGTTTATCTGATATTTTTATATACTTTAAGGCTTCACGTGTTATCTTAAGCTCTGGTATATGCCAAGAGTTTGGTCTATATGCAACCGAGGTCTGAGGTTTATTTGTTAACATGTTATAGTTAAAGGCACCTAACAGATACATCCATACCATTTTTTGACGTGGGTCTTTGAGCTCATATGTATTGTGTGTCTTGGTTCTACGACATCTTTCAATCATTGGCATCTTAAACATACATGTGTGTTCTAGGATGTCACCTACTTCAATATCACCAACACCAACTTCTCTAAGCCATTCAATTAAACCTGATTGTCTTTTATTACAGATAATCGATAGGTCTTCTTTATTAACTGAATACCACTCATCGAAGCCGTAGCGTTCTGAAACTCTCATAGCGAATGCAATAAAGGTGATTATTCCCTCGTCCTTGTAGTCTGACGCCCATTGTGGTATTCTTACTTTCATAATTTGTTTAGTTATATTATTTATCTAATTTTTCTAGGTCCATTTGTAATTTGAATACTTGATGATAGTACTCACGCATAGCCTCTTTTACTTGCTTACACATTTCATACTCTTCATATGATTCTAATTGAGTTAAGAGTTCATCTGTGTACATAGTCAGATCCATGCGTATCATCTCAAGCTCATTCGATTTATCTGGTACGTTTACTAAGACATCCTTAATGGTAAACTCAGTACGATAGTAGAAGTAGTCTCTGGCATCACTGTGTGAAATGAAGATATTAGCTTCAGTCATTAAGTCTAAGTAAGGTGTAAATCTTTTGTTACGTTGTCTCATTGATTACTGGTATATTTCTTAAGTTGGTATCTTGTAGGACTATACGATCACACATTTCCCATAGTCTTTCGACTACTCTGATACCATATCTATTTATCAGGTCATCTTTGTTAAGGTTTGTTGTAATTAAGAGTTTGATCTGTTGTTCTGCTACTTGGTTAACATCATAGATTCTTTGTACTATGTATGCAATAGGATCTAATCCATTACCAAAGTGTTTGACATCTTCTTCTATACCTAAATCATCTATTACTACTGTCATACCTTGGTATTCTATTTGTGAATTGATTAGTGCTTGTACAGCGGGCAATCCATGTGCTTGATATTCCATAGCAATTTGTGATGCGCTAACCATTCTAGGTTTACGTACTAAGGTAGTCTTACCTACACCTGGTTTACCAGTAATAATGGTTGAGGTACCAAGTTGTAAATGTTTTTTTGATTCTTCTCTGTTAAAGTTAAAAGTTTTCATAGTTTGTATTAAATATTTTTGTTTTGTTATCTGTTATACTGGCCTTCTTAGTTTTTGTTTTTTCTTCTGCTTTTAACCACGCTTCTGAATAACATTCTTGTTCTATATAGTTCTGTAAAGATTTAACGTATTCTCCTGCTACTTTTAAATATCTTTTTAGGTTTGTAGCGGCAAGTTTAGCTTGATCAATATCCAGTTGTTTAAACTTCCTTAATCCATGTTGACGATTACCTATTCTATTCTTAGGATACAGGTCTACTATCTTAAAAAATATCTTACCGAGGATATCATCAGTCGTATCGACTAACTTAGTGTTATTGTCAATTGTTTCTGTTAATGTTAATTCTTGGTGTTTCTTGTTAACTTTCTCAACCTTTAAAGATTCAGTTTCTTCATGTTTATAGGTTAAGTTAAAGAACTTATATAGATTGTCTTCGCATATACCATAATGATACTTAGGTGGTATACCAGATCTTTTAGCAGTTATGAATCCTTTATCAACTAATACTTTAGTAGCTTTCCTTATCTGATGTTCTGATAATGGTAAATCTTTAACTAGTCTAGATTGTTGTTGATAAAATGGTTTTCCTTGTTTAAAGAAAGAATCTGCTAAATCTACTAAATGTTGTAGTAGTATCGTTTCATGCAAACCTATTGACATAGCTAATTCTTTATTAACTATCCAATAAGCTTGCGATCCTATTAATTGTTTTAGATTCATATTACCAGTTGTATATTACTCTTTTAACTGTTGTAGTTGATCTCTCTGTGTATTGTGCAATCTGCTTAATACTGTACTTCTGTAATCTTAATTGTAAGATTGTTTGTCTTTCTTTGTTTGTTAAGAAAGTTCTTCCTTTTGGTTGTTCCATTGTTTTCATTTGTTTATTATTTATTTAGGTTAGTGTACTCGCGCACATAGGACTTTCCCTGTACGATAGATTTAATAGTTGGTTTAGATACATCGTAGTATCTTGCTAGCTGATTCTGGGTAGCTCCCTTGTCATATAGCTCTCTAATCTTTTCAGCTTGATGAAAGCTTAGTTTACGTGGTTGATATTCCATAGTTGTTTAATAAAGAGAGAGCTTTCGCTCTCTCTGTTTAGTTTTAGAAGTTAAGGATTGTGTATCCGTTTCTTAAGATTTGTTTTGTTAGAGTGTGATAGGTGTCGTAGCTTCCCCACCAGCTTGTTACTTCTATTGTCTTACCGTGGATGGTTTTGTAGTCGAAGCCGAAGTTTGTAAAATCGTACTCTTTTAAAATTTGTTTGATTGTCATAATATTTATTTTTGTTTGTTTGTAACTTCGTTGTTACATCTATTATATAGACCAAGTGGTCTTTGTTTCATAAATTATATATCAAAGTTATTTGAGAAAAAAGTCATGTGTATGAAACAAATAGGAAAGAGGATATATAATCTATGATTACTGAGTATGAGGATTCTTAGTGGTTTAACCATTTTTTATGGATTTTATTTTTGTTTGAAGAGGGTTGACGTTCTGTTAGCCCTCTTTT